CTACGGACACTTCGGCCCTGCGACACAGAGTCAGCAATTTTCAGCGTTTTTGAGGCTTTCTGATGGGGGTCAGGGGAGATCTGCGAATGCTTGAGACTGCTGTGAGGCGTCGCTGGAACATCGACACAGAGCGAGCGGCAGCGACAGTCAACGAAGCGCTCGGAAGCGACGATGAAAGAATAAAGATCCGAGCTGCTGCAATCGCAACTGTGATGGAGGGACAGAACCAGAAGGATGAGCAGCACTTCGATCACCTACGAATGGACGCAGGAAGAAATCGAATCCTTGCTCTGCTTGGAGGAGAAGGATCAAGTTCGGGTCCTCTCGTCATTGAACAGCGAACAGAAGAAAACGCTGTCAGAAGCAATTCAAAACCATCACCGAACAAGCCAGATCGAAAAGCTCAAGGGCGCAAGCGTAAGCGAACGGCGTGAACAATCCGCCAGAATACACAAGCAGCGCCGAGCCGAAGAATCAACCGTTTACATTCCGGAACTGACGGCAGCAGATCGCAGAAAACGAAAGGCACTTGAAGCAGATTCCGAAGCATGGATCTGGGAAATGTGCGGGCCTAAGTCAGGGATTCGGGAACCGTTCACGCGGAAATTTACGAGCCAGCAATCGCAGATGATCGGAGCATTCGAGCAAACGCTGCGAAGTGGTGGGGATGAAATGATTTTGGCCAGCCGCGGTGAAGGGAAGACGTCCTATCTGCGCTGCATGGTATGGAAAACGATTGCGGCCGGTGACTGTGACTTCATCGCGTTCATTGGTGCGACGGGTGCCGATGCCGAAAACTCTGCTGATGCGATCAAAGATATGATTCAGCGAAGTGCTCCATTCCTACGGTACTATCCGGAAATTGCGGTTCCCGCAATCAAGGTCGGGGCAACACCGCAGCTGGCAAAGCACATGCGAGCCACCGGAAAGCGGTTTGATCAACCGGAACACGGCTTTGAGCAGTGGCCGATCGCTTTCGAATGGACGTCCGAATCAATCAACTTTCCCGACGTTCCGGGATCACCTTCAGCATCCGCAATGCTTCGGTTTCGTGGTGCTGACTCACCGATTCGCGGATTGAACATTCTCGGCAAGCGGCCAAAGGTGGTGGCAATCGACGATCTGGATACGCCTGACACAACCAACAATCGTGACATCGCGAAAAAAATCATTGACCGAGTCAATCTGGATATCGGCGGGCTCGGTGGGCAGGACAAGGGCCTCGGGCGGATCATGCTGGCGACGCTGCCAAAATCTGGCTGTGGAGTCGCCCACCACTTCGCAGAAAAGGGCTTTCCGTTTGTTGTGCGTCGTTTCGCGTACATGCAGCAGCGCCCGGACAGATTCGACCTGTGGATGGAATACGTAAAGCTCCGGCAGCGTGGAAAGATCGACGGAGACAAATACGGGCGAAAAGCTCACGCGTTCTACGTCGCCAATCGGCAGGCGATGGATGCCGGCGCTGTGGTGTCAAATCAGTTTCGTTTCATCCGCAAGAAACTGGAAGACGGAAGCCAGCAGCAGTTGTCCGCAGTCCAGAACTATTTTGACGAGTGGGCGGATAAGGGCGAAATGTACTGCCGATGCGAGCTGGACAATGAGACGGTTGAAAACGATGACGTGATTCAAAGTAAGCTAGAGATCGGGCATGTCATCAGCAGCGAAACCGAGCGGCCTCGATTGATGGTCGAAGACACCACGGAACTGATCGTGCGGGGTGTGGACGTCCGGAAGATTGAACTACATCACTCAACAATGTCTGCGGACGATCGCAAGCGGCATCGGGTAGTTGATTATGACGCCAGAGCACATGGAAGCACTGAAACGACTGTTGAGCAGGCAGAACACCTGATCTATCAGGGCCTGACGCGATTGGCTGACGAATGGGAGTCTGAAGGCTACACAGACCCAACGGGAATCAGACACTTTTGTGATCTGACATTGATCGATAAAGGCTGGCTCGGTTCCTGGACTGAAGACGGAGAACAAAAGACATGGGCTGCTCAGCCAGTGGAAAAGTTCTGTGTCGAACGTGGCGTGAGGCGATATCTTCCAGCGAAAGGACAGCCGGCCTATCGTCAACCAGAAGTTTCAAGAGAAGTGATCATCGGCGACAACTGGCACATCAACCGTGGACGTGGGCGCAACAGAGAATGCTCAGAGGTGATCTGGAACGCTGAACACTGGCACGCTCTGGTTGAGGGACTATTCATGACAGCGGATGGTGATCATGACGGGTTCGAGTTGTTTCGGTCAGAGAAAGGACTTTGGCAAAATCACAAACGACTGGCGGAACACATCCGGGAAGGGGCTGAAGACCTTGCGGAACTGCGGAAGAAGTCGACGAAGTCTCGCAAGGCAAAGTATCGCCGGGATCACTTCTGGGATTCGTTCGCAATGATGCTGGTGGCTCAGTCCGTTGAAATTCGACTGAGAGAAATTGAGTCAACAAAGAAACAGCGCCGCACACTGTCTGAAATGGCCTCAGGCCGATGAAGGAAAAGCCGCGAATGACGCTTGCTGAAATGGCTGCGAAGTCTGCCGGGTGCAATGGTCGATTGTTGTGTCCAAAATGCGGATGTGCTGACTTTCGGACATACAAAACGATTCAGGGCCAGCCGTCAACGTTCCGGTACAAGCAATGCCGACACTGTGGACACAAGCTTATGACGATCCAGTCACCGGAACAGGCAATCCGTAATGTGGCTGAAGAGGATGAGATTGAGGACGATGATTCGTCAGTTGTGTGAGGCTTAGAAAAAATCTGTGTTGACCGAATTGAAACTGACAGTACACTTCCCGCACCGACAGTCTGCTAGCTGTCGTTACAACTTGGATTTTATGAGCTTAGGCTCATCGATCAGCCCGCGTCAAACGTCTAGCAGCGTTTGACTGCGGGTTTTTTCGTGGAGTTTCAGATATGTCAAGTGTTACAAATTTGAGTTTTCGGTTGGAATCTGCTGCCCCGATTTTTTTTGGGAAGCCTGTCTTCGAAAAGAAGAACAGCGACGAAACGCACGAACAGTTTGAGGAGCGAACATGGCAATTGAAAGTGCATCAGGCTGATGATGGTCAGGTGTTTGTTCAGCCGTTCGCACTGAAAAATGCTTTGGAGGCTGCTGGCAGTCGGTTGAATATGAAACTGACGGGCAAGGCGACTTACACGAAACTGTTCCGGCAGGGAATCATGATCAATGATAACCTGCTGCTGACAAACGCTTCCGGCGGTGCAATCACGATTTCGGACGTCAAACCTATTTCGATGTTCGTTCCTTCCGATGGCAAGCGTGGAAGTGGCAAACGAGTGATGCGGATTTTTCCGCAGTTGTCGAAATGGTTCACGACCGTGGAGATTCTGTGCTTTGATAATCGCCTGACCGAGGAAGTCGTTCGAAAGCATCTCGAAGAGGCTGGTAAGTTCATTGGGTTCGGTTCAATGCGAGTCGAAAACGGTGGCGTCGCAGGTCGGTTTTCTGTTGTTGAATAAACACGACATGACCAGACCAGATACGACTTGACTGGACGGGACTCGACGAGGCAAGACTTTTGGTGGCATGCGGAATATCACGACATGACGAGATAGGACTGGACCAGACAAGACCTGACAAGACAAGACTTCTGGTGGCTTTGCGGAGTATCCCGACTCGACTCGACGAGACTGGACCTGACAAGACGGGACAAGACCCAATAGGACCATACAAGACAAGACTTCTTCACTTACTCAACGGAGATTACTCAATATGGAAAACGGACGATTTGCAAAATCATCGGATACAGCGATCATTGAAAACCGATTGAGAAATACTCAGATCGGTGAATTGGTGACATACGATGAGCTGTCGAAACTTCTGGGCAGGGAAGTTCGTGAGTTTTGCTACGGTAATCTCAGAACAGCACTGTCGACACTTGTTAAGGAATCACTGTTTTTTGACTGTGTATCAAAGCGGGGATACAAAAGGCTTGATCTAGATCAGGCAACAAATGCTTCAGAACACTATCGCACACGAGTAAAAAACGCTGCACGTCGTGGACTTGTTCACCTGCAGCACGTTCCTTTTGACGGGCTGACGGACGAAGGAAAGAAGAAACACCTGACGATGTCTGCACAACTCGGTGCGGTCGAGTTGTTCAGCACAACGAAGGCAACAAAAAAGATCGAAACTGCAGTCAAAGACGTTTCACATCAGATGGCAATTGGTGAGACGTTGAAACTGTTTGGTGGATGAGAATGATCAGACGGGACGCCACCGGGCTCGACTGGACGTGACATGACTGGGCCAGACAAGACAAGACTTTTGGTGGCATGCGGAATACCGAGACTGGACATGACCAGATAAGACTTGACGGGACTGGACTCGACAAGACAAGACTTTTGGTGGCACGCGGAATACCTCGACGCGACATGACTAGATACGACGCGACGTGACTGGACCGGACCCAGCACTACAACACATGAAGAAGGCGACTGACTAACCTCAGTCGCCTTTTTGCATTTCCATATATGGAACGTAGATTCACGTATCATCTTTCGTGAATCACATCTCTCCCGCACAATCGGGGCATGATCAAAGTATCTGCCCCGCACATCCTTGACGTTAACGGCAGACCGTTTCCACGGTCCCGAGTCAAGGCACGTCCTGCGCTGGTGGATCAGTTCATCAATCGCGTTCAGGACCGCTCAAAGCAACTGCGATCAGTCGACGCCAGTTATGACGCGGCCGGATCCTCCGACGAGTTCAAGAACTACTGGGCTGCAGCCGATTCGCTCGATGCTGACGCGGCCAATTCCTTCACTGTCCGTCAGCACCTTGTTAGACGTTCTCGATACGACATCGCCAACAACGGCTATTCCGACGGCATCGCGTCCACATATGCAACAGACCTGATCGGCCGTGGTCCCACTCTTCGCATGCAGACCGGCAGCGAGCCGTTCAACCGCATGGTTGAAATGGCCTGGTGGGAATGGTGCAAGGTAATCAGTTTCCGCAGAAAACTATGGTGCATCGCTTATGCTAAGCATCAGGACGGAGAGGGACTCGGAGTTCTCCGCAGGAATGCCAGCACAAAAAACCGTGTTCGTCTCGATTGGGTTCTGCACGAAACTGAGCAATGCCAAACGCCTTACCTGCCATACGGTGAGCCAGGGCGCATCGACGGTATCTGGTTTGACGAGTTCGGCAATCCAACATTCTACGACTTCCTGAAATACCATCCCGGAAACAATCAGGCCGGATATCAGAACGTTGTTTCAGTCCCTGAAAAGGTGCCTGCTCAGTTCGTTACGCACTGGTTCAAGATGCGGAGACCGGGCCAGCATCGCGGGATCCCGGAATGCAGTTCAACTCTGAATCTTGGTGCATCGGCTCGAAGGTGGCGAGAGGCTACCGTTGCAGCCGCTGAGAACATCGCTGACTTCAGCCTGTTCATCAAAACGCAGTTTGAACCAGACGAGATGGACAGCGTTTCCCCGCTGTCAACGCTCGATATTCAAAAGCGGATGATGACTGCCCTTCCGGCAGGGTACGACGCATTCCAGCCAAAGGCAGAACAGCCGACGGCCGGACATGCGGAGTTTTCCAAGTCGCTGATCAATGAGCAGGCTCGGCCAAAGTCGATGCCATACAACAAAGCGGCCTGCGATTCCTCATCGTACAATTACGCATCGGGTCGGCTTGATCACCAGACTTACTACGGACAACTCGACGTCGACAGAGCCGACTGCGAAGACTGCGTTCTTGAGCCGATGTTCGCCATCTGGTTTGAGGCGGCCGTCATGTCTTACGGTTGGCTCGGTGGCAATCCGGACGCAATCAGCCGGCTCGCAAATTCACACACGTGGGATTGGCCGAAACATCAGGTTGCCGACATCGAGAGCGAAGCCAACGCTTCTGACAAGCGGCTGAAAAACGGCACAACGTCTATCGCTGCTGAAATGGTTCTCGGTGGTCTGGATCCCGAAGACGAGCTGCAGAAGACAGCAACCTCGAACGGAATCAGTCTGGACCAGCAAAGACAAATCAACCTGCTGCTAAATCTTCCACAGCACGTCATTCCGTTTGTAGCCACGATGCTTGGGATCAACTCCACAGCACAGCAGCAGCCAGTCACGACAGAGACTCAACCGCAGGAGGCAGCAGCGAATGCCTAAGCCAAAGAATCAAATCATCGGCATGTCTGCCCCGGTTGCGATCACCGCAGCCGAAGGTGAGGCAGACGATTCACCAAAGGCCTTCAGTTCGACGTTCTACACCGGCGGAATCCTGAACATCAACGGCTGGGATCAGCCAGTGATCGTTGATCTGTCAGGGCTCAAGGCAGGCAACGTTCTTGTTGCCAATCTGGATCATGACTCGTCTAAGCGAGTTGGAAATTTTGAGGTAGTGAACGACGGTAAATCACTCGTTGCAAATGGTCGCGCTACGGCAGCGACTCCCGCACGTGACGAGGTCGTTAACTCCGCTCGAAACGGTTATCAGTGGCAAGCTTCGCTTGAGGTCAACCCGACCAAAATCGAAACGCTCGCTAAAGGAAAAACAGCGGCCGTCAACGGTCAGCAGTTTGAAGGTCCGGCATACATCGCACGTGCTGGAGTCTTGAAAGGTTTTGCTTTCGTCTCGCATGGTGCAGACGACAACACCACAGCCACGATTGCGGCAACCGCCGCTTCATCCGATAAGGGGAACGAAATGGATCCGAAGTTCAAAGCATGGATCGAAGCGATGGGTTTCGATGCCGACACTCTTACCGAAACACAGATTGCCGGACTGCAGGCCAACTACAACGGCAAAAACAGCAAGGCAATCAAAGCTGCAGAGCCTGAGAACCCGTTTGAAAAACACAAGATCGAAGCGAAACGCAAAGCTGATATGCGAGAAATCGCAGACAAGCATATTTGTGCTCGAAGCTGCACACACGAAGAAATCTCTGCAATCGAAGAGATGTATGATCACGCCGTGAAAGCCGGAATGAGCGTTTCTGAGTTCCGTCTGGAACTGTTCGAAGCCTCAACGCCAAGTTCGGTTCAGCCGATTATTCACAGGGACAGAGACAGGGCTGTCAACAAAACCGTTGTTGAAGCTGCGATCTGTCAGGCTGGACGACTTCAGGACGTTGAAAAACGTTTCGACGATCGCACGCTTCAGGCAGCTCATGAGCATTTCGGTAACGGTATCGGCTTGAAGCAGTTGATTTTCATGGCTGCAAAGGCCAACGGATATGATGCCGGTTACAGCAACGATGTGAACACTGCCGTACTTCGAGCAGCTTTTCAGGATGCTGGCACACGCCGACCGATTCACGCCAGTGGATTTTCAACGCTGGAAATCGGCAGCATCATCAGCAACACCGCAAACAAGTTTCTGCGGGAAGGCTGGAACGCTGTTGACATGACACCGATGAGAATCGCTGCCATCCGTGCTGTTCGCAACTTCCAGCAGATCACGACTGTCTCTCTGACTGGTGATCTGCAGTTTGAGAAGCTCGGAGCTGCTGGAGAAATCAAGCACGGTACGCTCGGCGACGAAGCCTACACGAATCAGGCCGACACCTACGCACGCATGCTGGCAATCACTCGCAAGGACATCATCAACGATGACCTCGGAGCGTTGACATCTG